TCCTGCCCGTTGAGGAACGCCATCTCGACGACGGGCAGGTCGCTCGCGTCCGCCAGCAGGTACCACGCCTTCGTCGAGTTGCCGGTGAACTTGGGGTTGCCCAGGTAGCGGCTGACCTCGACGCGGAACTTGCCCTGGTGCGGGTTGGTGACCGGGTACCGCGCGCTCGCGGTGTTGTCGCGCAGTTCCAGGCTCTTGAAGAGCTGGCTGCCCATCGCCGAGAGCGCCGTGGGCACCAGCAGGATCGAGGGCAGCACGCCGATGGGCTTGCCGTCGGAGTCCACCTGGTCCATGAACGTGACCTCGGCCTTGGTCAGGCCGTCGATCGAGAGCACCGTGTCCGCGCCGGAGATGAAGTTCTTGTTGCCGACCGTGAAGAAGCCGCTGTTGGCCATGAACGCGGCCCAGAAGACCTCGTTGATGGTCTTGCCCGAGCCCGAGCCGAGCTTGCGGGGGACGGTCGTGATCGCGCCCAGGTCGTCGTTGATGATGTCGGTGCGGTCGATCGACAGCATCAAGGCGTAGGTCTCGGCCTTGTTGGAGTACGACTCTTCGCCGAGCGTGCCGTGCTTGATCTCACCGCCCGGGGCGACCTTCTCGTACCCGTCGTTGCCGGTGAGGCGGTAGCTGGTCACGGTCTTGAAGTCGGTGACGCTGCGGACGGCGCAGATGTTCCGCCAGACGCGCTCGACGCTGAAGAAGCCCTCCAGCAGGAACTTGTTGGCGACGTTGGAGAGGATGCCCGCGATGCTGATGGTGCTGTTGCCGATGGAGGCCTGCACGTCGGCCCCGGGACGCCCAAAGGCCGCGTCCATGACGCCGTGCCAGTCGCGGAAGGTCCGCCCCGAGTAGCCGTTGGCCCACGCGGCGTGCAGGAGCAGTTCCTGCAGCCCCATCGTGCGGCCGAAGGCGCGGCTCGCGGCCTCGAGATCACGCTCGTTGCAGTGCTGCTCCGGGTTCTCCAGGCGACCCGAGAGGATGCACGCGGCCTCGAGCACCTTCTGCGTGACCCCGGCCTGGCCGTGCGCGTGGATCGCCGGGCCCGCGGGGGCCTTGGGACGGCTGGCTCGCAGCACCTCCAACTCCGTGCGAGTGGCGTCCCACCCCTCGCGGATCGCCTGCGATTCGATGGCCGCGTGCGCGCCAGCGCACAGACGGCGGATCGCCGCGATCCGTTCCGTCTCGGCGGCCATCTGGGCGCGGAGATCACGGACGGGATCGGCGGTCTCGGCACCGTTCACCAGGGGCGTGGCAGGTGTGGGGGGCGTCGGGGGCGTGGGGGCCGTGGGCTGGGTGGGGGGCGCAGCGCCGGACTCGCCCGAGGCCGCGATGCTGGCGGTCGTCCCGCCGTCGGCCCCGAGGTCGACAAAGCTGATCTCGCCCAGGGTGGCGCGGCGGACGATGTTCAGCGGCCCCTGCACTTCGCGGCCGTTGACGGTGGCGGACTGGTTCTCGCGGAGGAACTCGAACGCCTCGACGCTCGCCCCCACCGACGCCTGCCACGGGAAGCCGTTACGCGCCGAGGCCACGACCTCCTTGGCGGCGTGCGTGTCGCGGGAGATCATGCCCGAGGCGACGAGCTTGCCGTCCTCGACGGCGACGGCGCTGGTGTGCCCAACGCCCGCGGCCGCATCGTGCCCGAAGCGGATCGGGCGGGACTGCGAGGGGATCGCCAGGCCCGCCAGATCGATGACGACCGGGTGCCGCCATCCGGCGACCTTCATCGGGCCGCCGGTGTACGCGACCATCCGGAACCTCGGGAGCGCGGTGCCGCCACCGGCCTCATTGCCGGAAGCGGCGATGAACTCGAACTCCGCCTGCGCCGTCAGCGAGAGGCTCTTGTGCGAGGGCGCGTCGGCGTCGGCGGCCTTGTGGGCGCGGATCACGAGCGGATGGTCGTTGAAAACGATGGTGTCAGACGGCATGGGATTCGGTCTCCTGTTCCTCGTCGCGCCTCGGCGCGGACTCCTGCTGAGCGGTCGTGGTGAGCGGGAGCCCGAGCTCGGCCATGAGCGCGAGTTCCTTGGCCCGCTGTCGCAGCTCGTCTTCCCAGTCGCGCCCTTGGCGGGCGAACTCGGCGGCGAGCGTGGTGGTGTGGTTGGCCAGGCGGGTGGCCTGGGCCGTGGCTTCCTTGGCGGGATCGACGTGCTCGACGCCATCCCAGAACCAGGTGTGCGGCGTCGCCGCTCCGCTCACCCGCATGGACTGCGGGAGCAGGCCCTCAACGAGCGCGGCTTCGTCGAGCCAGGCCTTGAGCAGGCGGTCCAGGACCGCCAGACGCAGGTGGTGCTGATCGACGCGCAGGCTCTTGAAGTACGTCTGGTGATCGAGCCGGCCGCTGGCGTAGTTGTACCCCGAGGAGTTCCCCGCCGCGACGTTGAAGGGCATGTTCAGGCAGCGGGCGATCTCGTTCAAGATCTCGCGCTTGAACTCCGCATAGCTCGTCGTCGGCTGCTCGGCGTGGACCTGCCCGAGCTTCCAGCCGCCGGGGAGCACGGTCGCCATGCGCTTCTCGAGCTCGACCTCGTCCATCGGCTCGAGCGGATCGGCCTCGCCGTTGGCGGGGGCGTCGGTGTAGAGCACGGCGGCGAAGTCCGCGGCGGTCTCGGCGGCGGCGATGACGGCGAGCGTGTACCGCCGCAGCTGCGCGAACAGCGGCAGCGCGGGCGTGATATCGGGAATGCCGCGCATCTGCCCCGGCCGATCGGGCCGGAAGTAGTGCAGCACGCTGGCTGCCGGGAGCGTGTCGAACGCCGCGGGATCGCCCCCCCCGCCTGCTCCGCCCACCCATCCCCCGGTGTCGCCGGGGTGATGGCGCAGCACGCGGTACGCGACGGGCAGGCCGTGCTCGTCGAGCACGACGCCATCGACCTCGTTCTCGGGGACTCGCATCCCCACGCGCCAGGGTGTGGCGACCTGTTCGGGCTCGATGAGCCGCAGGTCGAGCTTGACCGGTGAATCGATGCCCGGGCTGCTGACCAGCAGGCCGAATGCCTCGCCGCTCTCGGCACGCGCGAGCCGCATGGTGCGGAGCTTGCCGGGCAGATCGATGGCCTCAGCCCAGGACTCGAAAAGTTCCTCGACGCGCCGATTAGCGCTGGCATCGTCGGTCAGCATCTGCAGCCGCGGGCCGGTGCCGATGGTGTCGTTGGCCAGCGTGAGGACGATGCCCTTGGCGTAGGAGTTGTTGGCGACCTCGTAGCGGGCGCGGTTGCGGAGAACTCGCCGGACCTCGGGGCTGACCGCCGCGTTGGGCGAGAGGCCGTCGGCGTTCGCCCAGTGCCTGCGGTTGTCGGGGGTGGTCTGCGCCGAGTCGAACTTGGCAACGACCAGGCGACGGCCGCCGCGTGAACCGCCTCCATGCGGAGCACGCGACGCCGTCGTGGAGGGAGAGACCGCTCGCGTCGCGCGATGGGGGGCGGCCCGGCTCATGATGTTGGCGATGGCTTTGAGCATGGGCGCGTAGTGGTCAAACGGAGCCGGGAGGAACGAGCTTGGCGAACTTGACGCCGAGGCCGGGCTTCCTCGCGGCGTCCTTGGACGCGAGATACCGATCCGCCTCGATCTGGTCCTTCAGTGGGTGCAGCTCGACCGACTGGCCGTCCACCGACGCCTTCGCGGGCTGCGCCGCGTTGTCGCGGATGGCCTGTTCGAGGTCCGGCGCAGGCTGCGGATCAGCGGGCATGGCTGATCTCCTTTGCGCCCAACACCTCGGCGCGCCCGCCCACCGCCCGCTGCCGTCGGCGATGCCGGCGCTCGCGTTGCGCGAAGGTGTTCACGGCCCGTGCGGGATTGCGCCCCGTCAGGTGCGCGAGCCACGCTTCCTGCGCCGCGTCTTCGCGGTCGACGCCGGGTGTGAGCCGCAGTTCGAGCTTGAGTTTGGCGGCCGCGCGTGCGTCGGTCATGGGTGGAAGGTGTGTGATCATCCACCCATTCCGACGCGGCGCAACGGTCATGGCTCGCTGATTCGCGTCGGCGCGGCATGTTCGTACAGATGTGTACGTGGCGCGACGTGCGCTACGGACGCTCGCGCGTGACGACGCGGTGTCCGCAGTGGCGGCACCGCCGCACGCGCATGATGTGGCCGTTCTGCTGCCGCGTGTACCGCACCGGAAGGTGACCGCACCCGCACTTGGGGCAGCGCAGGCCGCGCTCCTCGCGCGCACTCGGGTTGACAGCCGGTGAGTCCTTCACAATGTCTTCCTCCCGTGCTGCAGCGCCGACAGCCGCAGCCGCCGGCGCGGCGTTGCCTCGGCATCCGTCCCGAACAGCACCGCCCCGTGCATCGACGCCGCCACCGCCGCGCCCACCAGGCAGTCGAGCCAGTGGTTGTCGAGGCCGTCGACTCGGAGTTTCCACTCGTCCACCGTCCGACCTCGCCCTTCGGTCTTCACGCGGTACTCGCTGGTCAGATGCTCGGCGATGAGCCGGTGCGGCTCGGGCTTGCTCCCGAACAGCGATAGGCAGCCGGGGTCGCCCATGGGCACTGCCAGGCGGGCATGGACGAACGACTTCCAGTAGTTCGTGTCGAACACGACGTGCCGAACGGCCCGCTTCCCCGTCACCACCGGCACGCGCCAGTTCAGGCCGATGCGTTCGCCGCGCTTGCGCTTGTAGTCGGAGAACGGGATGCTCGATGCGCCGACATATCTCCCGTGGCTGGGCATGAGCACGCCCGCGTGCGAACTCTGGCGGCAGAACTGGTACACCACGTCCGTGGACGAACCCCAGTTCGCATCGATCAGGCAGCGGTCGATGCGAACCATCGCGCCGTCGTCGCGCCGCCACTCGCGGGCCACCGTCGCGCTGATCAGCCGCTCCAGCCCGGCGTAGATCGCTCCTTCGACCCCGGCGCGGGGCGCAGCGTTCGCCAGCGTCCGCCGCAGGTCACGCAGCGTGAAGTACCCGTGGGGGTGCTTCTGGTCGGGTTCGGTGCCGTAGTCGATGACGTACCCGGTGAAATCGTCCTCCCACGCGGCCACGAGATAGAACAGCGCCTTGCCCTGCACGTCCACGAACATCGTCAGGCGCGTGCAGCCCAGGGGCACCTGCCCGCGCTGGTGCCCGCTCACCTTCGCCGCGATCTGGTCGGCGCTGAGCAGGTCGTCCGTCGCCTGCACCTCCGGCAGCGGCTCGTTCTGGTACTCCGCGAAGAACGCCGCCTCATTCTGGAGTTTCAGGTTCATCGCGTGCTGCAGCGCCGAGAGTTCATCGTGGTTGAACCGCTCGGGCCACGCGACCACCGCGCCCTCGTCCATCGCGGTTCGGTGCTGCCTGTAGAACTCCGTGGCGGCCTTGATGCCCCGGTCGCTGCGCAGCCCCTCGGCCCGGATCTCCGCGTACCGCTGCCACAGCGCCTCCCGCGCCGGGAAGGCGTAGACCATCTTCGTCCGCTCGCCCTGCCACTGCGGGTGCTTCTCGCGGTCGAGGATGCGGTCGGCCAGATCGTCGGGGCGGACGACCGTCAGCGTCATGAGGCCCGCGATCTTCTTCCCAGGCCCGGCGAGGCCGAGGATCGCGCCGGCGAGGATGCGCTCGCGGTTGGCGCACTGCGAGGGCGACCGGGCGCTCTCGTCGGTCTGCGGGTCGTCGATGAGCACGAGCGAGGGGCGGACGCTCACGCCATCGACGCGCTTGTGCTTCATGCCGCGGATGCGGCCCGTGATCCCGGCGACTCGGATGATGGACCCCGACGCCGCGGAGCCGGGGATCGTGGGCAGCACGATCTCGCGCGCGGTCCAGCCGATGTGCGTCTGCTTGCCCTGGTAGAGCTGGCCAGACGCCCGCTGATGGATGCCTTCGAGCGATCGGATCGGGTGGCAGACCTCCGGGAAGTCAGCCCCGAGAATCTCGCTGTTCTCCAGCTCGGCCTTGATCGACTCGAGCATCCCCGCCGCGTGCTCTTCGTCCGAGCCGACGAGCGCCACGAACTCCCTGTGCCCGTACACGAGCGCCCAGAGGCAGGCGGTCTCGCACAGGCTGGTCTTGCCGCTGCCGCGCGGCATCGCCATCGCAAACAGCCCGCCCTCCAGCACCGCCTGCTCGATCTTGGCGATGACCTTCAGGTGGTCATCGGACCACTTGAGGTGGAACGTCTGAAGGAAGTACGTCTCGCAGAAGTACCTGAAGTCGCGTGCCGCCCTCTCCTTCCGCGCGGGGTCTGCCACCTCGCGCAGGTCGCCGATGTCGCGCCCGGAGAGCGAGAGCATGGCGTTGCGTTGCCGCGCCCGCTCCTTCATCGCCTCGTAGCCGGTGAGCCCATCAGGCTCTCGCGCCGCCTCCGCCAGCGCCTCGTGCCGGGTCGTCACCAGCCACGCGACGTACCGGAACAGGTCCACCTTCCCCGCGTCCCCATCCGACGCGACGCGGAAACCCGCGCGCGTGCGGTGCCGGTGGAGCTGACGCTCGCTGATCACCTCGCACAGCGGCGTGCTGTTGAGCAGCCGCGCGAGTTCGCCGGGCCTGAGTTGGCGCGGGTCAATCGCCACCACCACCTCCGGAAGCCGCCATCTCCTTCACCAGCCACGCCGCGTAATGCACGAGGTTGATGGTGCCGTTCGCGTTCGTTGGCGCGCCGGCGTCGATGTCCGCGCGGAGCATCTCCTCCGTGACGGACTTGCCGCCGAGGCGCGACAGCACGCGGGCGGCGTCGGCCACCGACAGCGCGCCGGGATTCAGCCGGGACATTCCCTGTGCGGCGGGGGAGGGGCCGGAACTAGGCGCGTGTTCGGGAGTCATCCCGGACCTCCCGGCGTGGGAACTCCCGCCCGGGCGGCCCCGTGTCGGCATGTTTGCCCACAAGCCGCAGATTCTCGGCGAATCCTCGCCGAATCGCCTTGCTGTTCGCGCGATGTCACGGCTTCATGTGTCACAACGCGGGCCGGAACCCCGCGACCCCCACGAAGGAGAACGCAGCGATGAACACGAAGAACACCATCCCGACCAAGGCCGACCTCGACGCGATGCTCCCCGCCCTGCGGGCGCTCGCCAACACCACGCCCTTCGGCTTCGCCAAGGTGGCGCACAGCGGCGTGGGGGGCACCGCGAACCCGGACGTCAGCATCGACCTGCCCACGCCCGGCGGCAGCCCGATCTGCATCAACGCCCACGTCGCCTACGGATCGGTGTGGGAGGTGACCGTCTCGGGCGCGTCCTTCCGACTCGGCACGCCCGACGAGGTCCGCACCACCGCGGCGGTGCTCAACGTCGCCCACGCCGTCGCCGCCCTCCTCGCCTCGATCACCACCAACCGCTGAAAGGACGCCGCCATGAGCACCAAGCGCACGAACATCGACGCGATCACCAAGCAGAAGGCCCTCGACGCCGAGATGGAATGGGCCAAGGTCGAACTGCTGCTCGAGACACTGGAGACGCGCAAGCGCGACAGCCTCGACATCCACGAGATCCCGGTCTGGTCGATCCGCGACCTGGTCCGCCACGCCTTCGAGAGCGGCTACCGCGAGGGCCTGCACGCGGGCTACCGCCAGGGACGAACCGACGCGGCCCGCGAAGCGCGTGGGGGGGCGGGACGCGAGGCCCCGGCGGGGCCGCGAAACCCCGAACTCCCAACCGACCCGACGACCTGAAGCCCGCGTGACGCGGGCTTCGGTGTTTACCGGAGACCACCAGCACCTCGAACCCCAAGGAGCACGACCATGACGAAGCGCACCAACAAGACCGAACCCACCGCCGCAGAGACCTACGCCGCGCGCCGCAGCGACATCGCCCGCCTGCTCGACGTGCTGGAGATGGAGCTCGACAAGCACGACGAGCGAGCCAAGGCCGACCCGCGCAACTGGGGCCTGCCCGGCAACCTCGGCAAGGTCCGCAGCGACCTGATCGACCTGGTCGGGTTCATGAGCGGGATGGAGCGCGAACGCATCGAGGAGTTTCTGCGCGACGCCGAGTGACCCCCGCCGCGCGGCGTCGCGGGGAACCGCGACGACCACGCTTCCCCGCCGCAGCGTGCGGCGGGAGTCAGCACCACACAGAAGGAGTCCGACATGGCACGCAAAGGCACGATCAAGAACATGGGCAAGGTCCAGCGCGAGATGAGCGACGCGTGGAAGGCCCGCAAGGCCGCGAAGGCAACCGCGACGCCCGACGACAAAGCCCCGCCGACGCGCGAGGAGGCCAACCGCCTCGCCGAGCGAGCCGCAGTCGCGGTCTTCGGCCCGGCGGTCCTCAACCCCGCCCCGGACGCGGCCGCGAAGCCCGCGGGCAAGCGCGGCAAAGACGCGAAGGCCTCCGCACCGACCACGGCGAAGAAGACGAAGAGCGCCAAGCCCGTGACGGAACGGAGGGCCGCCAAGGAGGCGAAGCCCAAGTCCTCGAAGTCCGCCGGCGAGAGGAAGCCCAGACGCGTCAGCGCTCTCGACGCCGCCGCTCAGGTGCTCGCCGCCAGCGAAGTGCCGATGCGGGCCAAGGAGATGATCGCCGCGATGGAGGCCAAGGCCCTGTGGCGCTCGCCCGGCGGCAAGACCCCCGAGGCCACGCTCTACGCCGCCATCATCCGCGAGATCGCCGCCAAGGGCGACAAGGCCCGCTTCAAGAAGCACGACAAGGGCGTCTTCGTCGCCGGGAAGGAGGCCTGACCCATGCAGGCCACCCGCGCCCAACTCGAAGTCCTGCTCGACGCGGCCGAGCGCCTGCTCAACGCCCGCGAGGTCCAGATGCTGACCACCGAGGAGTGGGACGCGCTGGAGCACGCGGTTGCGGCCTGCAACGAGCCGCCCGCGAACGAGCGGACGGAGACGTTCACCGTCGATGGCACGCGGGCGCTGGTCCGCAGCGTCGTCCCGATGAAGGGCGAGCCGTACCAGCATCGGTGCCCGGAGGACGCGTTCGAGGCGGTCGCCCATGCGGTGGCCGAGGCCACGAGCCCGTTCAACCTCGAAGACCTCCGGCACGCCGCCAACATCCCGTGGTCGCAGGCGGCCGTCGCCTTCGCATTCCTCAAGGAGCGGAGCGTGGTGGTTCCCGCGGGCGGGCGCGACCACGCCGCCGCGGGCGCGACGCCCTACGAAGACGCGATGGTCGAGTTCCATGCCCTCCGGGAAGCGCCCCCCAGCGCCTGACCCCACTCCGACCCGCTCCCCCCCGCCCCGGCCGTCGCCGGGGCGTTTCTGCGGTGTGGGGGCGGGCCAACCGCCAGGAAACGATCGTTGCGCAGCGGACTCGACTAGGAAACGATCGTTTCCTAGACTCTGCCGCTCGGAAAGGAGCGTTTCACAGCGATGCCCCGAACCACTGGCACATACCGCACCTCCACGACCGCCGGCGAAGCCGTCCAGGCATTCGTACCCCATCCCCTGCCCCCCGCTGACCCGGCCCTGCGGACGGCTGGAGACATTGACCGCCTGCATGCCGACGCGCTCACAGGGCTGGCCCGGCTCGAGGTCGCCGGTCGCATGGTGCCCAGCACGGGCTGGTTCCTGTACGGGTTCGTGCGCAAAGAGGCCGTCATCTCGTCGCAGATCGAGGGCACGCAGGCCACGCTCCGCGAGGTGGTCACGTTCGAGGCCACCAAGGAAGCCCAGAAGCCTCACGACGTCGAGGAGGTCTGCAACTACGTCGATGCGATCAACTACGCTCGCGCCCAGATCGCCGACCCCAAGGGTCTGCCGATCAGCACGCGCCTGCTCTGCGAGTCGCACCGGCGACTCATGAAGGGCGTGCGCGGCGCAGACAAAGCCCCCGGCGAAGTCCGCCGAACCCAGAACTGGATCGGCGGCACCCGCCCCGGCAACGCCAAGTTCGTGCCGCCGCCACCAGAGGACGTGCCCGACGCGATGACGCAGATGGAGCGGTGGCTTCACAGCGACGATCCGCTCCCGCCGCTGATCAAGACCGGGCTGGCGCATGTGCAGTTCGAGACCATCCACCCGTTCCTTGACGGCAACGGGCGCATCGGCCGCTTGCTGATCGCGCTGCTGCTGGAACACTGGAAACTCATGCCCAGCCCGCTGCTCTACCTGAGCGTGGCGTTCAGGCGTCACCAGGCCGACTACTACGCTCGCCTCTCCGCCGTCCGCACCGATGGAGACTGGGAAGGGTGGACGGCGTTCTACCTTCGCTGCGTCCGCGAGGCCGCCGACGACGGCGTCAACATCGCCAGCGGCCTCTTCGAGCTGCTCGGCAAGGATCGCCACCGTCTGGCCAGCCATGAGCGTTCCACGGTCGCGGCGCTGCAACTGCTCGATCTGCTCCCGGAGCACCCGGTCGTCACGGCCGCCCGCGTGGCCAAGCTGCTGAAGATCACCGCGCCCACGGCGCGGAAGGCCGTCGAGGTTGCCGCCGACGCCGGAATCCTCCGCGAAGTCAGCGGTAAGCAGCGTGATCGGGTCTTCGCGTACCACAAGTACCTCCAGATTCTCACGGGTGACGAGAAGTGATCACGGTGCCGTTGGAGCCGGCACGGCGCTCGCCGTGCTGAGCCGTTCCGCCTTGCGGCCCGTGAACTTCTCCCACCGCTGCACGATCACATCGCAGTAAAGGGCGTCGAGCTCCATGAGGAACGCCCGCCGCCCGGTCATCTCTGCGCCGATGAGCGTCGAGCCCGAGCCCCCGAAGAGGTCGAGCACGTTCTCACCCGGCCGCGACGAGAACTCGATCGCCCGCCGCGCGAGTTCGACGGGCTTCTCGGTGAGGTGGACCATGCTCTGCGGGTTGACCTTCTTGATCGACCAAGTGTCTGGCACGTTCGCGGGGCCGAAGAAGCGGTGCGCCGCGCCTTCCTTCCAGCCGTAGAAGCACCACTCGTGGTTCCCCATGAAGTCCTTCCGCGTGAGGACCGGGTGCTCCTTGATCCAGATGATCGCCTGGGCGAAGTAGAGCTCGCAGCGTTTCAGCACTGGCGGATAGTTCCCGCAGTTGGCGTAGCCGCCCCAGATGTAGAACGTGCCGCCGGGGATGAGCACGCGGGTGATGTTTCCGAACCACGCCGCGAGCAGCCGGTCGAACTCGTCGTCCGACACGAAGTCGTTGGCCAGCGGCCGGTCCTTGGCCCGGAGCTTCTTGTGCGTGGCGCGGCTCTTCTCGGGGTAGCGGTTGAGGTCGGCGCTCTGCTGGTCGTGCTGGTCGGCCTTGCCGGGCAGCGCGAACGAACTCAAGCCCGCGACGATCGCATTGTTGCTCCGCGGCTCGACCTTCACGTTGTACGGCGGGTCCGTGTTCACGAGATGGATCGGCTGGCCATCATGCAGCCGGTCCAGGTCCGCGGGCTTGCTGCTGTCCCCGCACATGAGCCGGTGGTTGCCCAGCACCCAGATGTCGCCCGGCACCGTCGTCGCGGCGTCGGGAGGCGCCGGCACCTCGTCGGGGTCGGTCAGGCCCTCGTTGCCGGCGGGGGCCATGATCGCCGCGAGGTCGTCGGCGCTGAAGCCGAGCACCGCAAGGTCGAAGTCCACGCCCTTGAGGTCGGCGAGCTCGATGGGCAGGAGCTCCATGTCCCACGCCGTGAGCGACGCGACCTTGTTGTCGGCGATGCGGAGCGCCTTGACCTGGTCCGGCGTCAGGTCATCGGCGCGGATGCACGGCACGCGGGTCATGCCCAGCTTGCGGGCGGCTCGCACCCGAGTGTGCCCGCACACCAGAACGCATTCCCGGTCGATGATCACCGGGATGCGGAATCCGAAGGTCCTGATCGAGGCCGCGACCGCCTCGATCGCGGCCTCGCTGGCGATACGCGGGTTGCGCTCGTACTCGCGGATGTGCTCGATCTCGATCAG